GTATCTCACGTTCCACTCCTCGTATGTATACCATCTCGTGATATCTGGGAGTGAGAACTCTTGAGTATCGGCGACGACTTTCTTGAAAGCGCCGCTCTTGGTTGTTTCCTCTCGAATAGGTACCTGTTCCTGAGACCGACGTAGAGGTTCCATTGAGTGTCTGCTTGTACACTCGGAATGTGTCCGGAGATTACTATGCCATTCGCAAACAGCACTTCTTTGCTAACCTCCTCCTCATCGTCAACCCACTGATCCACCTTGATTTTGCACCCCTTTGCTAGTGTTCGCAAAGGCGTGTCACGGGGCATCTCGTATCCAGACATCCCTTCTAATCCTAGTGGTCCTTCCCCTCCCCGGCATGCGTCCTCCAGTGTTATTACCTTCTCCAGTGCGGCGACTCGGCCGTACTCCACCACTTGCGACAAAGCTGCAACCTGGGGCGGGCTGCTTCGTGGGATCAAGTACACTCCACCTGCTATAACCAGCGCAACACCGGCGGCTCCTAGGAGCCACTTGTTGCGAGTCTTGGCGTCTTTCCTAGACGCGGTCAAGCTGGCTATAGTGGTAAACAAGGCTGTGGATGCGGTCCAGTCCACAAACCTTGGAGCGGTTTTCAAGATCTCACTCACTGCTTTGAGTGATGGGAGGTAACTCCACGTTGAAGTTGGGCGAGGTGCTGGCTCAACCACGGAAACGTCCATTTCCTGGACTTGTTCCCTGGCTCCAGAAGCATCAATGGCCATCTTGACCATGATCAACTGGTGCACCACTTCCGGTGGGGTGACAGTTGGTTTGCAACCACGCTTGGGGCGTAGCTGCAGCCTCAGGTTCATCTCTAGTCTCGTGGTAAGACTGGAAAACTTGGCGATGCGCACCATCTCATCCAGGTCGCTGCGACAGTAGCTGCTTACAGTCGACACTCGTTGGTTGTCAACCGCCAGCACTGACACTCTGCGCGGAGTGATGTGCACCTCGCCATCGGGGGTCTCATAGATCCCTAGCCGCAGCACACCCATATAGTATGCTGCTAGCCAGTTCTCAACGAAGGGCTTCACGTAGGTAGCGTCTTGGACTCTGGTGAGCCTAAACGCCATGATGGTCATCGGGGACAGGTCGGGTCCCCAATTTTCCCACGTTAGCATCCAAGTGCCTCCTTTCAGATCAAAGAACCTAGGTTGTTGATACAACCATGTTACAGGTCGGTCCTTACGTGTGGAGTGGCCGGCTATCTGCACCGTCACCTCTCCCACTCTGTCACCAGGAGCTATTTCCACTGTCCTTTTGACGTTCTGCCCCCAGCTCATCTCCCGCGTGTCCAGA